GGCGTTGCCAGTGCTTTCGGCCGAGCTATCGCCAGCCACAACCGCCCACCTGTTGAGGCCTGCGGTCTGGCCGATGACCTGATCGGCTTGACCGGATGCCGGCTTGTTGAGAACGAGCGCGCTGTTTCCGGATGCCGGCGAGATGGTAACCGGCGAGCCATCGAAATTGACGCCACTGTTGAAAGTGACGGTACCATTGAAGGTAGAGGCGCCGGTGACGCTGAGGGTGCTGCTGAGCGTCGTGGCACCGGTGACGTTGAGAGTGCTCGAGAAGGTGGCGCCGCCGGTCGCGCGGATGATCGTCAGTGGGGTATCAATCAGCGTTCCGTTGTCGTGATAGTTCTGGATCAGGAAGTTAGAACCGGTATCGCTGCCGGTTTCGTTGGAGCGGTCGCCAAGCTGTAGCGTCCATCGCAGATTGGCGCCGGTGTAAGCATAGATAATGTCAGCATAACCAGCGGCAGGTTTTTGCAGATTGATGAATGCATCATAGGCGCTCGGAATGATCCAAAAACCGTTGCTTGTGCCTACAATATTCAGATTGCCATTAACAATAGTTTGTCCAGTCGCGCGAATGATTTCTAGAGGATTGCTGATCTGGCTGCCGGCATCGTTGAAGGCTATGAGTTGTAAATTTGATCCTGCGTTGCTCCCAGTCTCTGCCGCAGTATCACCCAGGAGAAGAGCCCACCGATTGCTGCCACCACTCTGACCAATGATCTGATCGGCAGCGGTGCCGGCCGGCAGCGGCTTGTTGAGAGTGATGGTGGCGTTGTGGCCGCTGATTTGTGGTGCGATCGTCAGAGGGTTTATCATCTGTCCGCCGCTAACCCATGCAGCGTTGGTCACGCCGTACAGGTTGCCATCGATCGGAGGCGGCACCAGGACATAGCCGGCGCTGGCAATCTGCAGCAGGTCCTGCTGCACCGAAGTGCCGATCAGCGGACCCTGCTTCTGCGCACGCAATTCGATCGCGCTCTCGCGCAGGTCGCCCCAGTCGGTGCGGATAGGCATCAGAGGATCCGGATGATCTTGTAGAGGCACATGGTGGGCTGCATGAACGACATTGCAGTTCCGGCTGAGAATGTTCCGGACAAATCAGTGCCGTTGCCGACGTAGGTGTTGTTGGCGAGCGTGCTGGCGAGCGCAGCATTGTCCAAGGCTGCAGTAACAGCACCCGCATTTGTGCCAAGAGTGGCGCTTGGCCAGGGTGTTGCTACCAGCCCAATCCCAGTGCCGGCTTGTCCTGCAAAACCGGCCTGCGCCCAAATATCGGCAAATCCAATGCCTGGAAGGCTATGTGTGTGGGTGTCTGTGATGCTGATATGGGAAGTCGAAGCAAATGCAGAACTAATGTTGTTCATAGTGCCTGGGCTCGCCCCGCCGTCATTGCGGCCCCAATGATAATGCACGGGCGTTTCAGGGATCGTCTGTGAATGGGTGTTGTAGCCGCCGGCTGATGCCAAGGCGCCGCTGATGCCGCCAGCGCCGTTGATGCGGACCGCACCGCTGCCGCCGGCTCCCATGTTGTCGAGACCGGCGACGACGCGGCCATTGAGGTCTGGAAGCGCGAACGTAGCACCGACATCAGTGGCAAACCGATTTGGGCCGAACAAGACATAAAGTGCGTTGTAAGTCGATTGCGGAATAAACTGGCCGTTTGCGAAAGCAAAATTGGTCGGCGGCGTTGCGCTCGTCCAATCGATGAGGCCGCCGATCGGGATCAAGGCCGGCGATGGCGGCAGCGAATAGAAGTCACGCAGCAGCCAAGCCGTGCCGCTAAAAACCGCAGTGTATGGGAAGCCGATAACCAAATCGCCCGCGAGAACTCCAGCGCCCCCAACTCTGAGCGGATACGAACTCCCACCATCGACCGCCAAGGTCGCATTTAGCGGGCTTGCGATATTGACGCTAAAAGCAATCGCCTGGCCAGTCATTGGCGTCGGCGTCGACAGGCCTTGATTGGTTGTCAGATTGTAAGGCAAGCCGGTGCCGGTGGTCGTCAGCACGCCCGACATATCGTCGCGCCATTCGGCAATCCTCGCCATCATCGCGCGGATATTGTCGTTGATTAGGCTCGGGGCCATACCCTCAGCCCAATTCATACTGGTGTCAGCCGTTGCGTTGTTCGCCGGCGTCTTCGACCATGACCAGAGTGCAATGACACGTACTCCTTTAGCTATTCGTCAAAGCGAAGTCGCCAAATGCTTCTTTAGCAGCGCGATCATATGCTGCACCGGCTTCTTCGACGGTGGCGAGATAACCAATATGGCGGCCCTCGCAAACAGCCACCCATGGACGTGATCTATACGCATCGCCTTTGTAACAGACACCCTTTGCGCCAGAAGTATTGTCGCTGCGGAAATGCTGATTGCCATTATTCAGCGATGGCGTACAGCGTCTTAAGTTGTTCCATCTGTTGTTGAGACCATTGCCGTCGCAATGATCTATTTCGCACCACAACCATTCTCCAGTTTGCATGTACCAGATTAGCGTATGCGCCATGTAGCGCACGCCATCGATTGTCACCCGAACGTATGGCCTATTCTTTGCCTTCGTCGGCGCGTGAACATGACCAGCGCGGCCTGACCGTTTGTGTGTGCCTCTGCCCTGTTGCCCAAAACCTGTCCAACGTAGGTCTCCAGTCTCCTCAGAATATCTGAGTAATGCTAGAACCCGCTCAAGCTTTGGGGCTACGGTAACCTTCGCCATCAGACCACTCCTCGTCCCATCAGCGCCGCGATCCGCTGCGCGACTGTCGGCGGCATCGGCCGGCCACCAGGAAGCCCGCCGCCGCGGGCGCCGATGATATTCGCCAGGCGAGTAGCCATGGCAGTCTGCGGCGTGAGCGGCGGCGGCGTCGGAGGCATCATCATCGGCGCTGGGGGCGCCATCGGGCTGAGCTGCATCATGGGCGCCGGCTCGAGCTCGGGCTGCTGCGCGAGCTGCGCGCCGAGGCCTGCGAGGGGGTTGCCCTGGCCCTGCTGAGAAGGAGCCGGCGGCGCGGCAGGGGGAGGAGGCTCGCCGGCCGCCGGTGGGGCAGCGCTGGCTAGCGCGCCGCCAGTGCCTCGCATCATCGCCAGGATGCCTCCAGGCGCGCTGGACGCGACTAGGCCACCCAAGCCCGCCCCGCCACCACTGGGCCCTCCAGGGGGCGGATAATTGCCCACGACGACGCTCGGTTCGTAGGGAGTTCGATTGTATCTGGCGTCCCATAGGCCACGGAAATCAGCGGCGCTGACTTTGCTGGGATCGCTGCCGAACAGGTAATGATTGCTGGGAATATTGCCGCTGATCGCCCTCTGCGCGACGGCATCGGACTTATAGAACGGCCGGACTGCCATCCAAGCGGGCTGATCTGGTGCGGCCGTGAGCAGGGCCCGTGCCCCGCCGAGCCCTTGCTGATGAGCTAGATAGAGCTGGCTTCCGGTCGGAGGTTGGCCAAGTGCCGAATTGAGTGCCTTGTAATTTCTGCCTGCTTCCTGGTTTAGTGCCGAAATCTGCTGACCGCGATCGAGCCAATTGGTGATGCCATACATCCGCTCTTCGGGTGGGCCCCACTGAAAAAGCCCACGATTGCTGCCGGTGACGTTGTGCGGGTTCCAGCCGCTTTCGAGCGTGCCGGTGCGCCCGATATATTCAGGGTATTGCGCATTGAGGTCGAATGTGCTGGATTGGTCGCTCATCTAGGGGGGAATTCCATGCTCTACAAAGATGTGCGGCGGGGCGAGCCCGTCTTCCACTATCCGCGTCTGTTCAAGCTTCTGGCACAGGCGGCTGGAATGGTGGTTCTGTACTATGTGTCTAAGTGGGCACTCAGCTTCGGCCTCTCTACCGGTGTCTTAATCAGCCTCGGCATTATGGCCGCGCTCATGGGCCTAGTCCTGTGGCTCGAGCGCAAGTTTCCACCCATTACTGCTGCTGAAGAGCAGGAACGGAGGGAGGCAACGCCAACGGTCTGGCCACCGCTGAACCAAGGGCCCCCATCCGCTGGATGAAGGCGGCATCAGCAGCGTTCTGAGCCGGCTTGCGATAGAGCGAACGCGCAATCATACCGGCCTGCGAGCGCTCACCCAGCGCCTGCGTTGCCTTCGTTACGCCTTGTCCTGCAAAGTGCCCAAAGATGGCGCCTGTAAAGTCGCCCATGCCCATACCTAGCGCGGCGCCGATCGCCCGTGTGGTGTGCCCCAATATCATCCGCAATGTGCCGGCAGTATTTGAATAATTGACCGCGCCCGCAGCTGGAATGAGCTGACGCTGCAGCGCCGCATATTGGTTCATCATATTGCGCTCGGCCGGCGAGAACATCGCTTGCGCAAGCGGCGCGCCGGAACCGTTGAGAAATTCGCCGACGCGACCGGCTATCTTCTGCGGCCCCATCTCAGTGGTACCTTCGGTCGCCTGGGTGAGCCGTGCCCACAGGCCTTGCCGGATCGCCGACCATCCTTCGGAATTGGCCCCGAGGAGGTCGCGCATGTGATCGGCGAGCCGAACTGACAAACCGCTGCTGCCCACCTTGCCGGCGCCATAGAGAAAGTTTGCGATTTCATTCGGCGTGGCTGGATCGCGGTTACGCATGCCGACGATGCGCTCCATCGCGCGTCCAACATCGTCACCAGCCCCTTGTGCCTTGAAAAGGTTCTGATGCTGCGAATAGGCGGCGCGCGCGTCCTGCAGCAAGTCGAGTGCGCGATCGTCGCCTGTGAACAACCCGTCCGCGATAGCGTCCTCAACCTGGCCGTCGAATTCGCCGATCACGCGACCTACTGCGCGGGCATCAGCTGAGCCGGCCTGAGCTCCGCGCGCCATCGCGATGAGCTGTTTGCGCGTCTGGTCGATGCCAGCGAGATTGATGCCGACGATGCGCTGCGGATCTGGTGCGCCGAATGGACTAGCGCGGTTCTGCACCCGTAGTTGGCTAATCTGGTTGTCGATCTGTTGCACCATGCGTGAGGCGATCGGTGTCGTCACATCATCGATGACGACAGGATTACGCGACATCGAGAGCTCGCCCTTGATGCGCTGCCCGATGCCCTCGAAAGCGCCGGCATGGATTTCGCCAGGAAGCGCAAGCGCCTGCTTGTAGAGGTCTTGATAGTTCGCCTTCGATGCCCGAGCGAGCGCGCCGACGTCCTGGCCCACAATCTCGCCGGCTTCGATCGGCGAGGTTGCAACAGCCTGGTGATAGGGGTCGAGGCTCTCTCCGATCCTGGCGCGGGCGAGCTCAGCTGCGGGCGCTTGTTCGCCCTGAAAGAACCCCTTGGCCACATCGGCCGGCCCTTGGCCCAAAGCGCCTCGAAGGGCGCCCTGTTCTTGCATTTGCTGCACGACATCGCCGCTCGCTTGGCCACCCGAGATCGGGACATCGACGCTACCGACGCGCGTGACGTTCTGCGGCGCCGATGGCGGTGTTCCGCCACGAGCAAAGCGAGCAGCGCCTTGGCCAAGCGTGCCTACAGCGCGCCCAAGAAACGGAGCACCAAACCCGATGAGGCCACCGGTCGTGGCCGCCGGTCCGATCGGTTCCCCGCGCGCCAACGCATCGAGTGTGTTCAGCGCGGTTCCAGATAGCGCGCCAGCTCCCGCTTGCTTCCATGCACCACCCTCGACAATGCCGAGGAGTTTGGAACCGAGGCTTGAGGCCGCGCGCGTGCCGAGGTTGGCAGCGATACTGCCGGTACCGGCGAGGCCGCCAGCGAGGTGCGCCGCGGTCGAGCCGATCGGATGGGCCGCATCCCAGTCAGATTGCACCTCCTGCTCGAGCGCGAGGTTGCGCCCGTAACGCTCGCCCCAGGTCGCGCCTGGAGCCCCACCGCCAAAGGTCGCGGACATCGCCGGTCCCATGCGGGTCGTGAGCGCGCCCGCAAGCGGCACGCTGGTGACACCGGCCTGGCCCATCTGATTATGCACCAAGCCATGCACGAGGCCAGGCGGCACGTTGTGTTTGGCCGCCATCGAGCTGATGTAGGCGTCCGAGCCGAAGTCCGGCTTGGCCGGCTGAATGTCGGCGAACATGCCACCAGCTGGCGGGGCTGAAGCACCTGGCGCGCCGGAGGGAATATCGTCAAACATTCCCATCAATCAAAGTCCTGATGGATCGTAGCCCTGCTGCTGCAGACGCTGGATGATGAGATCGCGCGGCTTGTTTTGCCTAAGAGCGTTCCTGGCATCATCAATCACTGACTGCGGCATAGGCTTGAGCTGTCCGCCAGGAGGAGTAGTCGGTGCCGGTTGCCCGCGAATTTTTGCAACGTTTGTTTCAATGCGACGGAGAGCATCAGCACTTTCTGGTTTCAAGGTGACAAAGGGCGCCGTTCCTGGCCCTTGTACGTCGCGCCATTGCGAGTCTAGAGCCGACATCTTCGCCCGCATAAGATGGGCCTCGGCCTCAATTGCAGCGGCGAGCTCCTGGGGGGTCTTCGCACTATCGAAGACATCGATTGCGCGCTGCCGCTCTGCTTCGGCGCCTGGGCTGCCTGAATAGAATTTTGTGATTTCAGCGACATAGCGTTCCCGAATGTCGTTGAAGGCATTCACAGTGGGCGAATATTGGCCTTCGCTACCCATCGCGCGATTGATGCCGTGAGCGACTTGAGCTGAGCCTGGGGCCCATCCCATCCAGCCGGTGCCGACATTCGGAAGTTTCAGCACCTGGTCGCTCATGTCGGCAAGGTGGCCGATCGAGGTGTTGGCAAAATTGATTTGCCCACCAGCAGTGCCAGCGCCGGTGGCGCCGAACTGCGTACGTTGGTTTTTACGGGCGAAGAACGAACTATCGTCGACCGGTATGCCCAGAATTCTACCGTAGGTTCGTGCGATCAGTTGGACGTTTTGGATCATACCGGCACGGCCCGTTGGCATTGTGCGACCAGCAGCATAGTCTTCAACGGCTGTTTGTATCTCTTTTGGGAACTGGCTGAGATAAGCCCGAGCAGCATCTGGACCGGCACCGGTTGCGCCGGCCTCGCCAGTCGGAGGTTCTGCTGGACCGCCTTGGCCGATCGTGCCGCCGCCGCCACCGGCACCGCCCATGCCGCCCATCGGGCTCGAACCCTCGAATGGAATGATCTGGTGGCTTACAGGATCAACAAATCCAAACCGCTTGTTGCCTAGCCAATCCTCTCCGATCTGCGTCCATTGCATCGGCCGCATGCCCATCGAGTAGGTCATGATCTGCTGCATGGCCTGCGGATTGTTGGCGTACATCATCGCTTCTTGGGGCGTCATGTTCGGGAACTGCTGCTGCAGCCATTGTGCTGTTCTGTTGACCTGCTGCAGCTGGATATCCATCGGCGCTCCGCGCTGCGCCGCCATCTGGAAACCGCGGCCGAGGCCTTGGCCGAGCGATTGTGCCCCCATCATGCCGGCGCCGATGTTGAGCAGCGCCATCCGATTGGCATCAACAAAACCGCCGGCGTTGCGCAGGAAGTTGCCGAGAATGCCGCCCAAGCCACCGCCATCCTGAGCCTGCGCCATTGCGCTGCGCCGCTCATCAGGCCGCGGGAGAGGAACGCGCTCAGGCTCGGGCTGCGCCTCTGGCGCCGTGATCGGGCCCGTAGGTAGGCCGGCCCAATCGGCACCGGTCGTACCTTGCATCTGGCCGCCGGTCAGCGCGGCGGGATTGGATGGCAAAGGAACAGGGGGGCCGCTGTGGGGAAAGGCTAGGGCTGCATTTTCCGGCTTCGGCCCCGTTACTTGGTATTGCCCAAGCGACAATCGTGGATCATACCAAGCCGCGCCGGCGGGGCCACTCACGGGATGGGTTCCTAATGGAAAAGGTCCACGCCAGGGCGATCCCATACCAAGCAGGCCAGGGCGACCTCCAGGCGGAGTTGAAGGCGATCCGACCCCTAGCAATCCTGGGATCGCTCCGTGCGGCACGCCAGGCACCGGATCGGACAACGGCACATCAGACCCTGGCCCTGGCTGCGCTGGAGCATCCAGCACACGCACCATCGCCGTATTGTTGGCACCGCGTCGCCACGGCAGCGGGAGCTGCTGCTGTGCCTGGGGGCCGAAAATGTCCTCTAAAGCCATGTCAGCGCATCCCTAAATTCGGGCGCAGGATCGATGAAGGCTGTCGCTGCTGCGCGAACTCTTGCACTTTCATATTAAGAAGCATGCTGAGGCTCGTAAGCGCGCCCATCAGCACATAGAAGGCACCAGGATTTGGCGGCACGACCGGCGCTATTTGTACGCCGCCCATCGTCTCGAGCGCGACGATCGCGCAGCCGCAAATCTGGCCACGCTCGGCCATTGTGAGAAAATGCTGCAACGTCTTGATCAGGTTCGCATCGCCCACCGGCACCGAAATCGGAGGCGCGCCGCCGTTTGTTTGGTCGGTCATCAGACCATCCATTTGACCGGTTGGAAGTTCGGCTTCATCAGCGGCTGCAGCAGCGCTTGCGAGGTTTGTTGCAGGAATGGATTAGCCGCCTGCTGTTGCCCCTGCCACATGCCAGGCGACTTTTGCATCGGTGTCACGGCAGGAGGACCGGCCTGTGGAGGACGAACAGGTGGCAGTGGCACGGCAGGTGGGCCGATCGGCATCGGAAGCGCTGGTTGATTTGCTGGTTGCCCAATGCCTGGAATTGGAGCGCCAGGTGGCGTTACCGGAGCGCCGATGCCTGGAATGGCAGCACCAGGCTGGACTGGCCCAAGCCCGCGCGTCATACCTTGCGGAAGCGCCGGCGGCGGAGGCGGGCTAGGTGGCTTGATGCCGAGCAACGTATTCCAGCGGTCATTGAAGGCCTGTCCGGTATTGCTACCGGCGACAGTGTTACTAGCCCCCAGGCTACCGAACGCCGAGCTTGAGAGCGGCGCTGGATTGTAGAGCGTTGACAGCCAATCAAAGGGCCCGTCCATTGTCTGCTCCTATGCCGCCATTGCCGTTGGATCAGTCGCGCGCGCGTAGTCGACCACCTTGACGGTCGGGCCGCCATTCCAGAGCCCGATATTGTGGACTGCATCTGGTATGACCTTCTCAACGTCCTGCGCCATCACGCCAGTGCGCGTCGTGTCATCGTCTTTGAAGCGATAACGATAGAACGGCAGACCATTGAACAGCATGCCGATCGGATGGATGTCTTCCTTCAGTCGCTCGTCGCTTAGACCTGGGATCATGCTCAACAACGAGCCGCCGACCGAGCCGCCGCCTGGCATGCCGAGACCTGCAATGCCTAGGCCTAGGCCGAGCGCGGTCGACAGCGGATTGATGGGCTGTGTCGTCGTCGATGTGCCTTGACCGGTGCCCGTCATGGTGCCGGCGGTGGTGCCGGCCAGCGTGCCGGTGGTCGTGCCGGTGGCGCCGAGACGCGCGAGGTCGGTCAGATTGGTCATGTAGGGCTGCAGCATTTCCCACGGCAGCTGGGCGCCGACGTTCGCACCGGTGAGCGCCGTCGCGCCAGGCGCGGTCCACAGGCCTGGGATTGCGCCGGCGCCCTGGATGCCGCTCAAGACATTCGAGAGCGGGATCTGCCCTAGCATCGCCTGCTGTTGAGCCGCCTGGCTTTCGCCGCCAAAAGCCTGATTGATGGCACCCTGCTGTTGAGCAGCGAGCGCATTGTATTGGGCAGTCTCGAGCGGTCCCATGCCGGCAGCCAGGCCTCGAGCAAGCGCATAGTTGCCTGCTGCATTGCTCGCGCCGCCCCCCGCGGTGCTGAGCGGCCGGCCGGCGCCGGACCACATGCCAGCAATCGAATTGGTGATATCGCGTTGCGTCGCCCCCAACGTGTCGCCGAGGCCTGGAGTGGTGAGTGGGTCCGTGTAGTTCTGCCCAAAGTAGGGAGAGAGCCTTGCCTGTAGATCGGCATTGGCCTGTCCCAGCATCCCGATCTGCGGTTGCGTCGAGCCGGTGTTGAAGAAGCTAGGAATTGCGCCGGCCGCCAGTGATCCGAACCCTGGCACTGTATTCGCTTGCGACTGAAACCCTGCTAGCGCTGTAGACTGCGACGGCGTGATCGACGTCGGCAGGTTCTGCATCTGCGACAGAATATTATTCAAATACGGAACGGTCGGTGCATACGGCCCCTGCTGCTGCGTCCCGCCAGTCGTGACGTTCTGCTGGCCCGTCGTCTTCTGCTGCTGGGATGTAGTTTGGTCAGTTGTCTGTGTATTTGCGCCCATCAGAGTGGCCTTTCAGTACACATCCAGACTTCCTCGAAGCCGATGTCTTTCAGATAGCGCGACCATCCACGCCGCCCGTAGCAACGCACTGCGCTACATTTTTCGTCGCGGGCGTATCGGACCAGATCGGGGAAGAAGTCACGTTTCATCCGATTAACGTCACGACCAGCCAACTGGGCAATGACCAGCACACGGCGCCCATCAGGAAGTAGTTGGAACTCAGTGGTCGCGGCCGCGATCAGTTCCGGCTTTTTTTCGTTCCAGATGATCCATAGACGCGCGGTGCCGTCGTTAATGCGTGTCCTGATATTGTCGATCGTGTAATCTGATTGTGACCGGAAGATTGAGTGCTCGATTAGATAATGCACATGTGGCCATAGCGCCTCGACCTGCTCGGGCGCGATATACAAAAGTCGCGCCCCATTACGTGCCGGCAGCATCGATAAAACTCAACGCCCAGTTTAAACCCCATTGAATATGCTGGACGCCCTGGATTTGCGGGCTGTTGGCATCAGCAACACGGGGCGTCGCCGCATTCGGGATGACGCACTCGTAGCGAATGACACCGGCGTCAGGCACCTCGATCCGCAAAAGCCATGATTGATCAGGCACATTGAGGGGAACGGGGCCCATGGTCACCGGAGTGATGCCGTTGGTGGTCGCAAACATGCGCCCTTCGTACGGCTGATACAGGAGAAAAACGCTGTCGGTTGAGGCCTGGGTTGGAATACGAACAGGTGCCTGCATCATGCCGCGATAAACATAGGCGCGCACCGTGAAGGGACCAGCCATCAGTTGCCGCCCGAGATGCGCCAGTAGAAGGTGCGGTCAGCGATGGCATTGTTCGCGTGAAAGACAGTGAAAACCCCTTTGCCGGCGACCGCATAGGTCGTTGTGACCTCGGCTGCGGCGTGCGCGGTTTGTGGAAACATCAGCACCGAGCTGGGGATGGCGACACCTACAGGAGTGGTATGCGCGCTACAGTTCGGGCTTGTCACGATTGTCGAACTTGCATTCGGCGTCAAAGTGACCTGGCCTGATGCATTGTCGCGACCCTCTTGGAGCTGGCGGATCGCTTCATTGATGACAACCGGTTTGTTCTCACGCAGGCTGAGCGCGGCGACCATTAGTAGCTCCCCGTCAGCGTGCCATCCGGCTCGACGCCGAGCGCGTAGTTCCATGTCGTACCGGCTGGAATGCGGATGCGCGCGCGTGAATAGCGGGTATCGATGCCACCGCCGGCGACAAGGCAGGTGCCGGTGACATCGATCGCCACCTCGCTCGTATAGTTGTAGGCCGATTGCGGATTATCGCGGTAGGACACCGAGCCGAAGACCGAGGGGGCATTGTCGCTTAGCACGCGGGTGGCATCAGTGATGACACGGAAGCCTTTGACAAAGAGCCGCCTGTCGTTGCCACCCTCCTCGCCAGTCTCGATGATCGCCTCGAGCGGCGTCCCGTTGAAAAAGCCGAGCGTATTGTTGCTGTCGATCGCACCGAGCGACGGCAGTGTTGCACTCGACACCGTGTCGAGGCTGAACGGAATAAGCCCAGGCGGTTGCGGCAGGAAGGGGTTGGTGGCCGGCGGCACGCCGTCGATGTTAGCGCCGAAGACACCGCCCGAGGAACCGGCGAATGCCGTGTACACGCCACCGGCTGGAAAGACCGATCCGACGAGATCGACTGTGCCACCTGTGATGTTGGTGATCGCCCACTGTCCCCAGATGGCGCCTGGCTGAACAGTGACACTGAAACCGGAACCAGTGCCTCCGATCAATGTATTGGAAACGGTCAGCACATCGCCGACGAGATACAATCCGTTGCCTGGATTGTTGATTGTAGCCACGGTCACTACGCCGCCAGCAACCGTGACATTGAGCGTCATGCCGCTGCCAGCACCGCCGGTTGTTGCTACATTAGTGTAGGTGTTGGCCGTGTAGCCGGAGCCTGGCACCAGCGCGCCAATTGTATTCGTCATCCACTCGCCTGGCGCGCCCTGCGGAGCCGGCATGTTGTAAAGCGCAGCCAGCAGCACACCGTTGGCGCCGTAGGTTGCAGGCGGCACGCCGCCGGCGTTGAGCGGAACCCGCGTGATATTCCATTTGCCATACAAGGTCTGCTGCGTGGCGGTCGACAAGCCGGCGGTCGATGAAAGCGTAAGCGTGATGACCCCACCTCCACCGGACGTGATGTTTGTGATGCTCGGCACCGCGGTGGCACTCGGCGTCACGCCAATCGAGGTGGTCACGTCCATGAGCTCGAGCGTCTTGCCTGGACGCGAAAGAACGTCGAGCCATTCGCCGCTGAAGTTGACCTTGCTCCAGCGCTTGAGCAGCCAGTCATAGATGAGGATCGTGTCAAACAAACCAGCTAGGCCGGCGAGCGACTTGAACGCAAAGTACATGCGGCTCGCGACTGGATCGGTAGTCGCGATGATGAGCTGAGTGTTGGAGGTGTCGAGGTTGGCAAAGATGTAACGGTCGACCATTTCCTTGCCGACCGGCGTGGGCGCATTGCCTGGTGCCATCTGCTTAAACCCCTCCTGGGACAACCAGAAGAGGTTATCCTGGTCGATCACCCACCCGTAGTTGGCATAAAGACCATTGCCGTCGCCGCCCGTGATTTTGGTAATTGTAAACACGACCGGCGAGCCTGGCGCGTAGCTCAACAAGCGGGCCATATTGTCCTGAAAGATCACACCATATAAATCGAAACCCGCAACCGCCTTGGGCCGGCCACCGTCTGGGAGCTCCTGAAAGTCGGACTGTCCAGCGGTTGCGCCATACACTTCAGGCTGGCTGAGATCGGACCACGCGATGCTGTAGGGGAAATTTGGAATGGCATTTGCGACACCGAACGTGCCGTTGGTCAGACCGGAGAGAACCACAAATCGATTAACGATGGCGATAAAGCCTGCGCGCGGCGGATTGCCGCCAAGGTCGTAGAAATTGCCGCCGGTCTGCAGAAAGAATTTCTGCGGATTAACATTGCCCTGCACCGCGATCACAATCTGATTGTACTGCTCGAATTGCCAATTGGCATCAGAGGCGAGCGATCCATAACTGGGAACTGTGATTGCCGTTATAGACACATGAAATCCGGCCCCAGCTCCGAGGCCTGCGCTCGCGCTGATGACATCGCCCACAATATAGTTGGTGCCAGGCGCGCCGGCGTGGACCACTGCCGACGTGACCGCGCCGCCGGCAATAGTAATATCGAGCAGCATTCCCGTCCCGCTGCCGCCGGTCGCCGGCACTGCGGTGTAGGTGCCATTCGTATAGCCTGCGCCGCCGGTGACAGTGCCAAGAGTGATGCTGACTTGCGACACCTCGTTCCAGCTGAAGGTCGTATTGTCCAGCTTGTAGAGCCGCGACACTGCGGTGCCGGCAAACAAACTGACGGTCCCATCTGCATTGCGAGCGAAGAAGAAGCCGCGGCAGGGTGCCGGCAATGCCTGCGTGAATTGCCGGAAGGACATGAACGGCAGCCAGCCGTCCGAGCGCGGCAGCACGTTGCTAACATTGGCCGACACCTGGGTCTCTTGATCAGCCCGATCAGGAACCCAAGGCGGGAACGGCATGCGCTGCAGATAGGGAGGCATCAGAATAACATCGGCCTTATGCGGCCCATCGAATTCATTCGATTAGCCTGCGCCTGGATTGCCTCGTAAGCATCATAGGTCGCGCCGACCATGCCGCCGTTGTACTCAGGCGCAAACGGTGACATCAGCCTGGCGAGATCGGGATCGCGCAGCACATTGATGGCAAGCTCGAACTTTGCTCTCGAGCGGATCAGTTTTTCCCCGTCCGTGAACCAGCGATTTCCGATGACATCGGCACCGCTCGCGCCCACTGGCTGCATCGGCGCGGCGAGGTGGACGTGGCCACCGACAGTCATCAAGAACGGCCCTTGGCCGGTTGTGCTAATCGCCGTTACTGTTTGCTGGAAACCGGAGCCGCCGCCTGGAAGCAGGAAAGTTGTGATGACATCCCCGACCTTGAAGTTGAAACCGCCATTAGCGATCGTCGTCGCCTGCACCTGGCCGAAGCTGTTGACGGTGACATTGAGAACAAGTCCGGTGCCGCTGCCGGCGCCGGCCTCCACCGCAGGAACCGCCGCGTAAACGCCTGGCGTATAACCGGTGCCGCCAACGAGAAGCCCGAGCTGCGTGACCGGTCCAGTGCCTGGAGTGCCCGTTGGAGGCACGGGATAGATCATGATGTTTTCATTCATAAAGCTGTAGATGTAGGGTTGCCCCATCTGGGTGCCGGTCTGCGTGAGGATCAATATTTCCTCGGGCTGCACGCGCGGCATGTCGAACACCGCCGGCGGGATCGTGATCGTCAGAAAGTCGATGTGATAAACCTGTATTGGGCCCTGCACGGCCGGAAAGTTGATGTCGGAAAAAATGTTGTAGTTCTGCTGGCCGCCGGTGGTCAGGAATGTTGTTGTAAACGTCTCATTGAACCTGAACCGCTCTTGCGCATAGATGTCGATGGCATCGCAGACCGCAATCTGGATGCGGTCATCGATGGTGTGCTGGCGCTTCAGCTCGTCGTCAATGCGATCGAGCATGAAGCCCATCGTGCCCCAAGCATGCGTCGATGGCCAAGAGGTCGCCATAGTTTATTTGGTCAGCCACGCGCCGTTTGCGAAACTGAAGAACAGCGTGATGATGGCAGTGGTGATGGTGACGCCGCTATTGGCGCCGTTGATGGTGTCAGTACCATTCGGATAGGCCGTGATGGTCGAACCCGTGTTGTTTGCGACTGCGACCTGCAATCCTGACCTCGCTGGCATCAGCGTGCCGCCGGTTGTCGGCGTCGTCCCAGTGGTAATCGAGGTGAAATTAACCGAGTTCTGAGTGATCGGCGTCGCCGTGCCGGCGTTGCTGCCGTTTGTTGAGGCGTTGCCTTGCGTAATGATGGTCTCAAGCGAGCCTGAGTAGCCGGTACCGATGCCGTCAGCGAACCAAATGCCAGGCGTGAAGCACTGGAAGGGTGTTGTCGTGCTGCCTGCTAGATAAACCGACGCATTGACGCTTTGGCCGTTGATCGAATTGCTCGGATCACTGGGATGCGGATAGCAGTTGATCGCATTTACGCTCGTGTTTGCGATATAGATAACTAGTCCTGCAAAGGATTGCGGCCGATAGGTCTGCGGCAGAATGCACGCAGCGGCGCTGATGGTGGCGATTGTGAGCTGCGCGCCAGAACCGCCAGGAATGACGGGAGTGACAACGTCGCCGACTTTGTAGCCAACGCCAGGGGCCACCACCGTGGCACCAGCTTGGACGACGCCGCCTGAGATCGTGCCGCTGACAGTTAGCCCGCTGCCGCTACCACCGGTCACCGGCACAGCAGTGAATGTGCTGCCGGTGTAGCCGGAACCGCCGGCCGTCACCGTAAGGGTGAGCACACCGCTTACGGCCGAGAATAGCGTATTGGAGGCCTGTATCTGATAGCCGTTCGTCTGCGATGTCTGTGCGCTGGTGATATTGGCACCAGTTCCGAGTGGCCCCGCATCAACTGAAGTCAGATTGTAATAGGTCATCTGCGCTTCTTCGCGCATCGTCATCTCGAGACGGCCGGAATACATGCCGCCGGCAAAACCTACGAGGGGAGGACCGGTGATGTCTGGCATGGTTCAGCCCAATTGTCCGAAGCGGCGCGATTTCTCAGCGCCACCTGCCTTGCCCATGTTTGGATATTTGCGATGCACAGCTGCGCGCACCTGGGCCTTTTGAGCCGAGGTACCGTGCTGGCTCACTCGTGCTAAAGCGTTTCTGGCGTGAGGGGGGTCATGGATAGGATAGGCCCGCTCCTTCGGCAGCGCGAAGTTGCTCGTCTCGATGTGCTTACGCGCCGCTGCGGTGAGGACCGCCATGACACGGCCCTCAGTTCGGATTACCGGTCGTGGCGAGCATGAAATAGACGATCGGGACAATCGCGCCGGTGGCCGTCGTGGCATTAGGGTTAGTCAGCGTCAGGATCAGCTGTCCTGGGCTAACTCCAGCAGTGGTGTTGTTCTGGGCTGAACAGACGAGCGCCGAAGCCACTGCCGCCGCATGGGCATCGACCGTGCACAGCACCATGTCGGCCACCGGCACCCCAGGCACTGGCGCCGCCGTAAAGGCCTGAGCCTTGGTGTTGTTGACCGTGATGACGGTGGCCGATAACGCCGCAAAGGTCTGCGACGGGAGCGTGATCGCGCCGGCTGCGCCATTGCACGCCACGGTCTGGGCACCGGTGCCGCCGGCCGTGACTGCGCATGCCCCGAGCTTCAAGCGGGACATGTCGGTGGGCTGCTGCGCGCCCATACTGTTCTCGCCGGTCTCGGTGAGGGTGACGATCGGTGTCGTGTTGACCGCTGCTGCATAGGCGATCGCGCTCGCGATCGAGACCGCGCTGAGCGCTGAAATGAGGCGCCGCATGTGGCCCTCCATTTGATTGTTGGAAACGGGGCGGGGCGGCGCTCGGCCGCCCCGTAGCTGTCAGCCTTCATGGCCGGTGAAATCGACCAGGCACTCGAAAGAGCCCTGTGTCGGAGCTGTGCCCGCTCCCGCCACCAGGAACATGACGGCATAGACGTCGATGTCGCCCTGAGCTGGTGTGGGCACCGCGCCGCCGCTCGCTTGGGCTTGCGCCATGCCGGCGAAGCCCTCGCCTTCAGGAGGACCGGCTGAGCACAGCGTCTGTGATGCTGACGCCGGACCGCCGGTAATGGCCGCCTGATAAGCAGCCGGAATGCCAGGACCGACCTGATAACCGGTCAGCACTGACCGCAGACACCCAACAGTCGTAACCGCATTCGCCGCTGGAGCGGCGTAAGCACCGTATTCAGTGCCAGCAACTGGAGCCGTGATGTAGCCGAGCACATAGAGCGTAGCCGGCTGCAGCCCAGCTGTGTTGGTAGTGCTGAACGTGTTCGCTGGCGCGTAGAACAGGCCGAAGCTCGTCGACGTGCCGCCTGACATAGCTTCCAGACAGAAGATCGACACATTGTCGATCCAGGCGCCGCCTGGAATGGTGCCGATCAGGATGCCGCCGGTGTTGGTAGCAAGCGTGCCAGTCGTAGCCGTCAATGTGCCGGTCGAGTTCGGCGACATCGTTCGCGGCAGTGCTTGGGTTGGCGGTGACAGTGGCCCAGGAACTGCGCCATATGAGACGACGCTGTTCCACGACAGTATTCCGGAGGCCAATGGCGAGCCGGAAGTGCCGCCCCAGTGAGTGCTATAGGCTGCCTGCGCAGTGGGATCATTAGGCCCGCCGCGCTGGATGTAGTGTCGCATTTGCCACGGGAAGATGCGGGCGCCGACGCCAGGGACATTAGTTGCCATGATGGTCAGCTCCTCTCACGTATGCGCCGCGGCGTAGGTCGAGCAAACAACCGTGCCGTAGTCGATCGCGTTGTACTGGGTTCGTTTAAGCCCATGGATGGTCCAGGCGCTGACCTCGAGGCGCCTCTTGTGATCGAAGAGCTCCTCGTTCCATCTGTATTTGCCTGGAGCGTCGCGTTGCCCGAACGCCATCATTCCGGCCTGGCCGCCGAGCAGCACGGCGCGGAATGTGTTGGCCACGACCGCGCCGGCGTTGGAGACGCCATTTGGTAGGTCGTAGGCCTGCCGGATGATGACTGAGTTGTATTCTCCCAATGCGCCCGTATATATCGGGTTGTTGGTAATTTCGCCGCCCGTCATCGCTGCTTTGGAAATATCCAACCACTGACCAGTGCTTGTTGATGTGCGCAGATCAGTGACTTGGAAAGGATGGAGATAGACGACGTATTTGTCGGTTAACGTTGCGTTGTAGTCGCGCCGACCACCTGGTCCAGGCTTTGAAGTAATCCGAACTGGACGAATTTTCGGCGTCGCCGTGATTGCTTGCTCTTTCAATTTATCGAGCAATTGCAGGGAGAAAACGTCCGCCGAGGTCAGGGCTGCATCGTCAGTCCGACTTGATTGTCTGACAATGCGCGTCGTCGCCGGCACCGCCTGCAAGCCGGTGAAGCGAATATCTGTTTGAGGGGTGAACCCACAAAACTGATTGAACGCCGCCTGAGAAAAGCGCTTCGCGTACCAATCAGCAAGCCCATCGCGAGCCTCCTCGCGGAGATCGAACGGCACGCGCTGAGCGTCGATTGTATTGGTTGATTTTACACCAACAACATGTCCGAGCTCGTTGATGACAACGGCGTCGGAGTAGATCGTGAGGCTTTCGCCATTGCCTTCAGCTAACTGATTTTCCGTGAAACCAGCACCAGTTAATTGAAGGCGCAGCCCGTAGGTGACTTTGTCGCCAGCGCCTTTCGAACTCTCTGTTTTACGATGCAGAATTGCGTTGGCGTCGTCGCCGATTAACGGAAAAATGTCGGTATATTTGAGAGCTTCGACATCCAAGCTCTTGGACCAAAGTTTGACCGCAAGCGGATCATTGGTCCCGAAGTTGGTCATTGCCATGTGGGCGCATCCCCATATGACTGAGGGCGCGCGCAACCTTGCGGCTGCAACGCCCTAGTTGATCGAATGGGTGAGTGCGCGAAAAAGCCCGTTCGCGCGGCGTGCCACCGATTGCCCGATGGTGGCCCCGACCGGCCATTGCGACCTGCTTCTTCAGCAGGCCCCTGCGGTTCACAGGGTGGCGAGTTTCCGAGCCGCCACGTCCGACCAATCGCAACTAGCCGCGCGAAGTACGGCAACGCCGACTGCAGTGATCCAACTTCTGGTCCGGAGCTTTGTAGATGCCCTCAGCGACACTGCCGCGATAAACTGCAATCGCAAACTCGGTTTTAGAACACCGTTCTATTCTTGTCAATTCCCGAACAGTTGCTTGACCTGAGCCTTGTTCCCTTTCGACATGAGCTCGGCGTATGCAGCCGCGAACTCGTCGTCCGACATATTGGCCAGCATCTCTGCGGTGAGGCCGCCAGGCGCAGCATTGCCGGACACCTGCGAGAGCGATCGAGCCGCAACCTGTCCATTGCGGATTTGGTTGATGACATCGGTGGCGCTCTGGCTGCCAGGACGGGGTACAGCGGGTGCCGGTGTCCCGCTCAGCGGCGTACCAGGCCTCGCCGGCTGCTGCTGGCGCTGTGGCTGCGCGGCAGGTTGCTGTTGTTGCGGCTGGGGCTGGAACCCGCGCACCCGCGCGAGGCGATAGATGTCTTCGGCAGGATTGCGGTTTGCCTCGAAGGCATTGCGATAAAGGTCACGCTCTTCCTGCTGGATGATGTTCTGCACATCGACCGGAAGATCCCTCTGCGCGGCCTGCAGCAATTGGTCGCGGGTGGCGCCTGGATAGCTGTTCGCCATCAGCTCGGCTGCGCGGTTGAGCATCAGATACGAATAGGCAGGCAGGAAGTTCGGATCGCGGCCGGCCTGGTTGTTGAGCGTATTGAGATACGCGGTCCGCTGCTCCCACTCGGCCTGGCCGGTTGAAATGTTGTCTCTGTATTCGGCGATTTGCCGATTGATTTCAGCGAGCTGGGCCTGCTGTTCGTTGTACCCATCCTCGAGCCAGGCGGCGTAGCCAAAAATATCCTGCTGGGGATCCGGCCGTTCGCGCCGAGGCGTCGGTGCTGCAGGAGCGCTTTCAGGCTCAGCGATGGCCTGCTGCAAAATATTGAGGCGCTCCTCGACGCGGGCGCCGGCGACACGCATTTCATGAAGCTGCCGCTCGGCCTCCATGCGCGCGCTTTGCTCGGCCTGATACTTTTGGAAATCAATACGCCGCGGATGCGGCTCGCCCGCCACCACCTCGTCGCCATAGCTCGGCATCTCATGCGGCGTGCCTTCAGCTGGTGGCTCAGCCGGTGCCGGCTGATCACGGTTCTCTTGCGACAGCTGGTCGCTCACGTCTCCGCCGCTCTGGAAATAGCTTCGCTCGGCAGGCGTCATTCCGTCGTCGATATGGAGCTCCTGATTGTCAGCCATGACACTCGTCCTTTTACGCAACGCTTACTGATTGATTGCCGCGACGATGCGATCCCACGTCGCCTGATCGATCGGGCCCTTGATGATGCTGCCGTCGTCGAACCGCGCAGCGAGACGGCCATTCGGAAGGCCGGCACCCTCCTCGGGGCGCTCTTCGTCCGGCGCGAAGATCACGATGCCGATGTCGCGGCCGCGATGGGTGAATGTGAGTTCGACGCGATCGCGCTCGTAGATCGGGCGGTCGTCGTCATCCTTGTCATGTTTGAATGTGACCTTGCCCCAAGGCAGCCGGCTGCCTTCAAAATAGGCCTGCAGCATGCGCACGAGCGCAATATGACCGCGGATCACTTGGGGAGAGGCTCAAACTCGATATGCGCACCATTGTGCACGAGGCGCGTCGCGGTCTGGTGGTCCGCCCAGTTGTCATCGACCAAGTGATTGACGAGCGCCTTGCGATTATCGTCGCCAAGGACGAACGCGACAGCTTTCTGCTGATGCCTCGAGCAGACCTTCAATGTCGTGCTGGCTTTGATCGCCGAGCCGCGCAGGACAAGCTTCACCGACCACTCGGCGGGCTCTCCGCAGCCATCGGAGTGACACAGGCCTAATTCGTCTGGCTTTTGTCGCATACGCGAAGCTTGGCCATTGCCCAGTCTTCGAGACCATGAGCGAGTTCGGCACCAATCTCGGCGATCGTGCGCCCTTCAACCTTGGTGCTCACGGAGCAGCTCTTGAAAAGCGGCCCATGCTCCTTGTGGATGACCGTCGTCAGCGGTTCCACGCCAACCTCAAGTCTGCGGTTGCCGTCGAACATTTCGATCGACTTCACCTCAAAACCGTACTTGGCGCCGACCGCCGATATCTTGCCGTAAATCGAATTGACCGCTGCGTTCTGCATCGGCGGCAGGTCTGCCTCGAGCAGATTGCCGGATGATGGAAAGTCCATTCTCTTGCTCATGGGGCCTCTGCAAATGCCTTGACGATTTCCGCGTCGGTTAGATCGATCCTCGGCTGGTGCTGGTCGTGCCACTCAAGCTGGCCATAGATGATTGCAATCAGATGCTCGACATCGACCAGCACGAACTTGGTGTGATAATCGAGGCTGTTATCGATCTTCAGATGCGGCAGGCGCCCGACGATGCGCACTCCTTGCGCTTGTTTTCGCCTCTGCCACTGACCGATCGTCTCGTCATCCGTCGTCATGCGGCCTCCGTTGCTCCCACGCCTGGCGAGCCGCCGGCCGGCGAGGCCTGCGCACCGCCTGCTGTCCCTGCCTGTAGGTTTTGGAGTTCCTGCATCGTCCGCTCGTGCTGCTGCTTGAGCAGCTGCTGCACCATATCCATGCGGTGCTGGCCGACCTGCATGGTGGCCTCGTGCGCCTGATCCGAGGCCTGCAGGGCAGCCTCGTGCGCCTGGTCCGCCAGCGGATTGGCGTTGGCCGGCAGCGGCTGCATGGCCGTGGCCATCGCTTTGACGCGCTCATGTGCCGCCTTGGCCGCCGTGTAATCGTTGTCCATGTGAGCCTTGGTGAACTGTGCCATGGCGATTGCAATATCGTACATGGCGGTCGACTCTTGCTTGCGCGCCTGGCTAAGGAACAGTTCGGCTTGTGCTTGGTCCTTGTTTATCTTGGCGGTCGCCGCGGCCTGCTGCAGCCCTTGCTGGCCCTGCGTCTGCGGCGCCAGCATCTGCATGGTTTTCTCCATCTCGTCGATCAGCCCTGCCGGCAGCGGCGAATACTTGAGGACCGCCATCAACAAGTCTGGGTTTTGCACCAGCTGATCGCGGAATGCAGGCAGCAGCGCCGAGATAATCGCCCAATTCTGTTCCTTCTGATTTGGCGAGGTGGGCGCATCATCGATGACGACGTCGTAGTCACCGATGCATTTGTCCCGCATCAGCGGCACCGCTTGCGCGCCCTGCGGTCCGACGATGCGGACAAGCCGGCCGTCAGAGAGGAATTTTTGGATCACGATCAATCTGATCCGGCCGCCAATCTTTCTAAACCGTCGCAAGCTATCAAATACGGTTGCCAGCACTGTCATGCCGGCTTGCTTGCGCTGCGCCTCGAGTATGCCTGGTTGATTTTGATCTTTGAGACCGAGGAGCTCGAGGTTGATGCCGGTCACGTCTCTGATTGCCGAGATCGCGAAGTTCATCAGATCCATGTGGCCTTGCGGAAATGTCCCGCCTGGCCGCGGAATGACTTTCGGACTTGATCCGCCCAACGCGCCGCGCTTCATCCAAATGATTGCATCGGGGCGCGCCCATTTATCTTCGGCCTCTCTTACATCCTCGAATGCATCCTGTTCGGCCATCACGCCGCCTTTGGCGGTCGTATTGAGAATGTGCAAACTCTGGGACAACCATTTGTTCGCCCACATCTGTGGGTCTTTCATAATCTTGACTAATCCAAACCACTGTCCTCTCGTACGATTGTATTCGCCGGTGATTGCGGTCCACTTGAAGCAGCCAAATGGCGCATCGCCGATCGACAACACCTCGCCGCCCAAGTAGGCTTCCTTGTAGACTCGCCGCGTCATCTCGACCGCCATGTGCTGTATCGGCGAGCCGAGCGCTCCGAGCCGCTGCATCATCACGTGGAACAGGTGATATTCCTCGGTCGATAGCTCCACTGTTTGATTGGTGACTGGATCAGCGAGCAGCCAATAAGTCTCCCGCTCCCACCATTGGAAATTTACAAGTGTGATTTCATAAAGGTCGTCGTACGTAGTATCAGTCGTGTTTTCCTCGCGCTTGCGTTTCTCCTCCAAGGTCTTGGTGGTGGCCTCCATCTCGGTGCCAATTGCCCAAGTGGCATCTAACGCAGTCCGGCTCTTGCCGCGGAACAGCTGCATCGCGTCGGCGAGCGGGATCTTGCGCACCCGCGCCATTCGCCGCGCATCGATCAGGTTCTTGCGCTTGGCATTCCGGTCAACCCGCATCTCGAGGGGATCGACGCGCTCCTCGATATATGTCCCGCGCTTGTCGAGCTCGTAATCGAGCCGGTGTTCGGTAAAGCCGAGCCCGCAGGTATTGGCATCGTCGAAGCTCATGCTCTCTTCGTCTTCGGCGTCGCACTCGTCCGTGAGCCATTTGCCGGCGCCGCTCAGGAGCTCATTGATTGAGGTGTCTTCGTTGTGCCGCGGGATATATTTGACCTCGTGCCGGCCATTGATCTCCATGCCGGCGACCGCTTTCAACATCGTCAACACACGGTTGAAAACGATTTCCGGTCTATTTTGCGAATTCAGGATCTGGCGGTCTTCGGGTGCCCACTGGTCGCCGGCACGGAAATCGTACATCTCCTTTGCTTCGACCAGCCAGGCGGTCATGTGCGTGCTATCGGAGCGGAACCATCCTTTTAAGCAATCGAAGAGCTTGTCCTTCGGCAGCTTTGATGGCCGTGCGTCCTCGCGGGTGACGTCCTCGCTGCCGCCCAACGTCTCCTGAATGGCCGGATCAGCGGCCCGTGGCGGCGCGCCTGGTGCAGTGGTGACGTTGATGGTCGAGCCGGTGAGAGCCATACCAACTAATCAACTCAATAATTTCAGGGGATTTCAGGGGCTTACGTAATGCTTCTGGTCGACCGCATTGAACGTCCAGGCGTTGAACGTGTTCTGGTCGGTCCGGCGTGGCACATTTCGCCAGGTCACCAGCTCATCGCCTTCCCAGATCACGGTCAGATCGACGTGATCCTCATCCAGAACGGCGTTACAGACCGCGGGCGCCTCAAGCCTGCCTCTCCGGCCTTCGCCAGGCCGAGCGTGATAGAGGAGCATCTGGGCTACGTGGGGAAGCCGGCGATCGCGGCCAGCCTCAAGCTCCGCCGTAGCCTCCGGATTTACGGTTCGCATCATTACGCTCATATCAAAAACCCCAATAGCTACGGATGTTGTTGTCCATGGAAGTTTGCTGCGGGCCCGAAAATGCACCAGCCCAGACACCGCCCTCGACTATGGGACCATTTAGAAAATTGGCACTGCTAGAGGAACCAAGGGTTAAGATGGTGCCAGTTGTCAGGCCGACTGCTCCTGGGTTGCCTGGAGCAGCCGTTGCCGCCCCATTGATAAAACCGGCACTTGAAGCGCCATTGAACAAATCCTGCCGCGCATACCATGTGCCAAGCACAATGAGAGGCGTTGCTGGGAATACTTCGCTGCCTGCAAAGAAGAAAAATCCGGTAGGAACGTTATAACCCGTTTGAACCTGCGCACTCGATATACCGAACGTAGTTTGATTTCCCGATCCAGCGTTAGTCCGTGAAGCGCTAACAATCGTAAGCGGCTGGGCCTGAGCCGATCCTGAATTGTTTCCAGTTCGCAATTCCTGCGTCGTGCCATTGAATGTCATGCAAGGCTGCGATCCGATGCAATTCAGCGTAAGCACAGGAGGCGCTCCGGTTTGGGCATAGTCACAAGCGGTAGCAGTGCAAGCCAGATTTCCAGTCTGCTCATATAACCTCATCACACTGCATATGGTCGCATTACAGAATACTGCCGCAGTCTGTCCGTTAGCAGCCCCAGAGCAGTTTGCTGTGTTTCCAAATCCTCCCGTTACCGACGCTATGATATCGCATGTTTGGCTATCCGAAGCGCGCTGCAACTGCACCAGCTTTGCTGTTCCAGCGCCCGCCGTGTTATATGCCCGCAACCCCCACCAAAAAATGGCCCCTACAACATTTCCTGGGCCGGTATAAGTTCCGTTGCTGGCAGCCCCTGAGCCAATACCCCTAATCAAAAATTGGGCTTGACCTGTCGTCGCAAACAGACAGGTGACCAAAAGCGTAAATATGCGGAGCATGTTCATTTGATGCCAAAGCTGATCACAACACCAACAACCGCATTGGTATTGTCATTGTCGGCGAGGCCGCCAGTCAGGCAGAACGCAACACCATTCTGAAATCTAAGGCCATTCGGAAACGGCAAAAATACGCCGCCGCCAGCGCTACCGGCCGCAAATGGAACGGGTGCGGTATAGACCACCGGATCGGTATTACAGACCGGGGCCGTGGCCTTGTCATAAAGTTTCAGATAGTAGATTGCGGCCACCGTGTTGACCGCCAGAATACTATCAACCACTCGCGTGCCGGCAACCACCACATTTGCATTGGTCGTGGCCGCGCTGAGGAAGTGATAAGGAATAGCGGTCTGTGCGTCTGCCGGTGTTGGAAGCAAGAGCAAAAGCAACAGCGTCAGGTATTTCATCTTCGGCCTCGTCGGCGTGCTTTGATGATCCACTCGCCGCCAGTCAGGACGGGTGGTGGTGGCGGTGTGAGCGTGCTCTGCAGCAGATTGAGTGCTGCGCTCGGCGGCATCTGCTGCGGGCCAGGGATGGGCAGGGCGAAATAGGCTTGGCCAGGAGGAGGTGGTGCCGGCGGAATGAAAAGCGTCGTCGTCAGTAGGTTATCTGGCTGCCAATCGACCGCTGCCCCAAGCCGCAGGCCGAGCCGCGGCAGATCGTAGAGGCCAACCCCTGGAGGCAGCAGCGCCGTTGGCGCCAGGGTCGAGGCGAACAGATTGACTGGCCGCCAATCTGGCCGCGATGGCGCCCACCAAGCAGCCGGAGGATCATCCCAGATGGCGCCAACCGGCAGCGCGTCCTGACCAATGAGATTGGGATTGTAGCTCCAGGCCCAGCCGCGTTGGGCCACATATGGATCGGCACGCCAACCGGTCGCCAGGTCATAGAGAAACTGCCCAGGCGGCAGCAGAACAATAGGCGCAGCCAGTGTGCTCGTGAGCAGGTCGACCGGTTGCTGCCAATCGATGGGCCGGCGCGCCGGCGGCGCAAGATCGTCCCAGATGGCGCCAACCGGCAGCGCGTCCTGACCAATGAGATTGGGATTATAAGACCACTCCCACGGTCGCGGATATCTGTCTGTCCTCCATCCTATCGGCAGTTCGAATGCGCGCGCGCCAGGGATCTGGTCCTGGCCGATGAGAGTTTGCAGATACTTCCATTCCCAGCGCCGCAGCGCGGCATAGCGGTCAGTGCGCCAATCGAGCGGCAGATCATGCGTTGGATTGCGAAACGGCAGTACATCCTTGCCGATCAGATTTGGATTATAGCTGGCCGTAAACGTACGTAAGTGCGGGATCGGATCAAGGAGTCGCTGCGGCAGATCGGCCGCTATCAGATTGCCGGCAACGCCAGCCAGCGGCGTATAGGTGATGATCAGGACGCCATTGGCGCCGTTGCCGGCCGACGTATTGCCCTGATTCCCGCTGCCGCCGCCGGCGCCACCGTAGTTGCCACCGTTGCCAGGAACGACAGTGGCCGTATTGGTGCAACCGCCGCCGCCTCCTCCTCCTCCTACGCCCGCGCTGACGCCGGACCAGTCATTGCCATTACCTCCATTGCCGCCGTTGCCGGTCGTGGCATTACCGGCTGCGTTCGAACCGCCGCCACCACCGCCGCCACCCACCGTGCCGGCCGTGCCAGCGCCACCACCGGCCGTGCCGGCAGCCCCGCTGCCGCTGCCGGCCGCATTATTTCCGCCTGCGCCTCCCGCGCCGCCGCTCGTATTCGGCGGATTGCTGCCGGTGCCACCAACCGTACCGGAACCGCCGCCACCCGCACCGCCGCCACCAGCGGCGCCAGTGTCAGAACTAGCGGCGGGTAGAGTTCCTCCTGGTCCGCCATCACCCTGCGGTCCCGCCGCACCGCCACCGCCCGTACCGCCATCAACGACAGTCGCCAGAAACGCGCCTCCGGCCCCACCGTTATGTTTGGTCGTGCCCGTCCCCGAGGACGCTGCGCCGCCAGCTCCAGCGGTAGTCGCCGTGCCAATCTGACCTCCTTGAGCGCCAACCTGCGAGCCGGCAAGGCTCGCTCCGTTCCAGTAAGTATTTCCTCCTGCCGTTCCGAGATTATTGCCGCCGGTTCCGCCTGCTCCGATGGCGATCGTAATCGTGCCGCTGAGGCCAGTGAGGTTGGATGAGGTGGAATAGGCGCCGCCGCCGTTTCCCGTTCCTTCAGCGTTTGTTACGTTGGAAGCAGAGCCGGAAGCCCCTGCGCCTACGCACTCGATCTGATTGGTATTGCTCCAGTCACCAGGAATGACGAAGCTGGTGGTGCCGTTGAATTTGGCGATTTGCGTCATGTAACAACGGCGTTTGCCCTAAAACTGAAACCTGGGACAGTCCTATCCTTTTCAGGAACGCTGATCGACGCGCGCGCAAGCATCTGCGTAGCCGGATCATAGGTATCGCCGATCGCGACATTGGAATGCGAGGCGAGAATAAACCCAGGCAGGCGCGCCACCGCTGGATCAGCTGCGATGACATCGATTACCTTGTTGGTAACCATGTCGATCACGCCACATCGCGGGCGCAGAGGCGACAGGCCGGTATTGGCCTGAACGATTGCCTCAAGCGTCGCGAGGCTGACATCGATTTCAGTTCCGGCCGGCGCCCCGAGTGGCTGGATCAGACGTGATATTCCGCTCTCGATCGGAAACGTGCCATCAGTCAGCGCGCTATCCGGCCCCCATAAATCAGGCTGATCGAGCGGCGCATCGAGCCGGATCAGATGATCGATGGTACCGGTCGTGGTGACATAGTCAATCGCGTAGGTCGTCGGAACATTGCTCATCCATACCTCGCAAAACCAGAACCAGCAAAGCCGACA